TAATAAAAAGAAACGTTGCAAAAACGCTCGCAACTATCTAACCGATTGGAAAGCTGATAGTCGCAGTAAATTTCAAACTGAAGTTAAGAAATTTCTGCGAGGCTATTGGCAACACAATATTGTGTTTGAAGAATTTCCCATTGTTGGAACTCGTCTTACCTTGGACTTTTATAATGCTAATAAAAAAATAGCAATAGAAGTTCAAGGTAGGCAGCACACTGGTTTTGTTAAATTCTTTCACGAAAATAGAATGAATTTTCTTCACCAGCTAAATAGAGATAAGAAAAAAGAACGTTTCTGTGAACTTAATGAGATAACACTTGTAACTATATTTGAAAATGATATAATAAATAAAGACCTTTTCGAGAGTCAAGGTGTAATATTATAACATGAAGAAGGATTCACAATCAGAGAGTTTTAAACAATTTAAAATTCCTGAAAATTATTTCAATAAGCTATATGAGTTTACTGGTTCCGATGAATCCTCTAAAGGATTTATAGTCGCTTACGTCTCTCAAGATGGATGTCCAATGATTTATACGAAAGTTGCCAACCCAATCGTAGAAATGGGACTCGTCAAAGCTTTGGAAAAATATTTAAACGAAGTCAACAACGAGCAAAATTCCATTGACATGAGCGACGAGCCATGATAACGTGCGGTTGGAATGATTTATTCGTATGATTTAGAGACTCAGTTGCTTGCTGGACTGATTAAATATCCAGAAAGATACGCTGATGTCGCGTCTTTCATAACTGAGAAAGATTTCTGGAGCGAAAGCTCCAAGATAAATAGAACTATTTTTTGCGTACTTCGTCAAGCCATAGATAATGGTGAAAAAATTGACGATGTAGTTATCTCTCAAAGAGTAAAGAATTTTGGAGTAACTTTTGAAGACAATATCAATCCGTCGGATTATATTGAATCATTGTCTCTCAAAAAGCTTTCTCCAGAATCTATAATTAGCGTTGCTAAAGAATTAAAGAAATACACCATTCGTCGAGAAATCGCGATGTGTGGCGCAGAAATCAACAAGAAGATGAAGTCTATATCTCCATCTTCTGATTACAACGTCATTATTGAAACTGCTGATAAACTTTATAATGATCAAATTAATTTGTACGAAACCGGAGCAGATCAGCCTGAGAATATTTTCGATGAAATGGAAGCTCTTATTGAAGAGCGCGGAAATAATCCAGTTACTGAATTTGGATTTGTCGGTCCTTATCCGAAGACTCAGGATATGTATGGTTCCCTTTTGAGACCGGGAAATATTACAGTTATTGTTGCTCGCTCTGGTGTAGGTAAAACTCAATTGTGTCTAGATTTTACAACTAAAGTATCTGAGCAATATAAAGTTCCAGTTCTTCATTTTGATAATGGAGAAATGAGTAAAGAAGAACTAATCTTTAGACAGTGCGCTGCTTTATCTAAAGTTCCAATGTATCTTCTTGAAAGCGGTAACTGGCGTAAAGCTGGTCCAGAAGTTGTTGATAACGTGAGATTGGTTTGGCGATCTCTGAAAGAAAGATACAAGCATCTTTATTATTATAATGTTGGCGGAATGAGCGTTGATGCTCAAATAAGCGTATTGAAGCGTTTTTATTATTCAAAAATTGGTCGAGGCAATCCTCTTATTTTCAGCTTCGATTATATTAAAACAACAAGCGAAAATAGCGGCAACAAAAATGAATGGCAGCTTGTTGGCGAAATGGTCGATAAATATAAGCGTTGTATTCAAAGAGATATTAAGAGCGACAAAGGTCCATGTATTTCAATGATGACTTCAGTTCAGTCTAATCGCGCAGGTATTGTAACAAATAAGAGCGCGGCTAACGTAACTGATGATGAAAGCATTGTCTCCCTGTCAGATCGAATCACTCAGTTTTCATCTCATATGTTTATTCTTCGTCAGAAAACATTTGATGAATTACAGAATGAAGCTGGTTACGGCACTCATAAATTGATTAATATTAAAGCTCGTCATTTGGGTAAAGACATTGCTGGAGCTATTAATCCAGTAAAACTTCCCGATGGAAGCCTTAAAAAGAATTTTATTAACCTAGAAATTGCTAATTTCTGTGTCACTGAAAAAGGTGATTATAGAGATATCGTCGATTCTCTAAGCGCAACCGCAACTGTAGCTAAAGATAACGATGACGACGTACCTAACCTCGATTAATAATCAAGCAGAACTCATTGAAAAAACTTTAATCGATCTTGGGTATCAACTCTCAGATCGTGGCAAGTATTGGCAATGTAACGCTGTTTATCGTGATGGAGATAATAGAACCGCTCTACAAATTTGGAAAGACACTGGAATTTGGAAAGATTTCGTAGCAAACACTTCTTATCAACCTTTTAAAAGACTTCTTGAACTTTCTTGCAAAGACGATTCTCAGATAGAAGAAATCTTGCACTCAATTAAGAATAATAATGATCCTTGTATAGAATCAATCAGAACACCTAAAATGGAATCAGATCAATTTTTCGACCACGATGAAGTAAAGACCTTACTTCCTCATTATGATTTTTATAATAAGAAAGGCATTAGTTCTGAAATTCTGGAGATTTATCGATCTGGTTTTTCAATGTCTGGAAAAATGAATGGTCGTTTCGTGTTTCCAATATTTGATGAAAACAAAAAAGTGATTGGAATTAGCGGCAGACATTTGCTTTGGAAACCAAACGCTCCTGCTCCAAAGTGGAAACACATTGGTAGAAAAGGCAACTGGATATATCCAATTAATTTACAACCTGAAGATGATAATATATTTAAAAAGACTATTGAAGAAAAACGCTCAATCATTCTTGTAGAAGGTATTGGCGATAGTCTCGCATTATCTCAACAAGGATATTATAATCATCTTGTAGTATTTGGTTTGGAAATAAGTTCTAAACAGTTATCTTATTTAATGTCTTTGTCTGTAGACGAAGTTGTCGTTTCTACGAACAATGACGCTGATAAAACTGACAATCGTGGACTTCAAGCAGCTATAAAGATATTCCTTAAGCTTATTAAATATATTGATATCGATAAGGTTAAGATTAAACTTCCTATCTGCAAAGATTTTGGCGAAATGTTAGAGAAAGGTATTTCAATGGAAAGATGGGAGAATAAGAAGCGAGATAGAATAACTCAAGTAGAATACATTATTGATTATGTATATAATAACGATAAGGATAAGAAAACTATTTCTATCCTTAAAAATTATTTAGAAAGTCTAAAGCTTTGAAGGAAACTTTATCAGCCAGTAAAATAAAGACACTAAAATCCTGCTCTTGGCAGTATTGGTGCAAATATGTATTGAAGTTACCAGATAAAACTAATTCTGGAGCTTTGATTGGTGATACTGTGCATATCATTCTTGAATGTCTTGGTCTTCCTCGACATAAGAAACATTATAATTTAATCATAAAAAAGAAAAACATCTTTGCATCTAAAGCTATTAAAAGAATGGTTCATAAACATATTAAGAGAAAAGATCTTAATACCGAATCAGACTTAGAAAATATTTGCTCAATGGCCTTGAACGGATTGATGTACGATTTTTTCGGTAATAAGTACGGGACTCCAACAGAAGTCATTTCAGAAAAAGATTTCGAGATTACAGTTCAAGAAGAAGATATCAGCTATAAAATAAAAGGTTTCATCGATAAGCTTTTTATTTATGGCGATCATGGAATTGTATTAATTAGAGACTTCAAGACTAATAAAAAGAAATACGAGGGCAAAGAAGTTACCGATAATCTACAAGATTATATGTACACTCTTGCTATTAGAAAGCTTTATCCTCACCTCAAAGATATCAAAATGGAATTCTTGTTCTTGAAACAGGATTTAAATGCTGATGGAGTTATGCCTATGGAAGCCAAAGACAAGTACGAGCTTCTTGGCTTTGAGCATGAACTGACTGGCTATCAAAAATACGCCGATTCTTTTACAGAAAAGACGGCTATATCTAATATGGCAGCAAATCAAGGTATGCCTAAAGATGGAAGTTTTGCTGGTAAACTTCTTTGTGGATTTGCTAAACAACCTAATCAAATCAAAAAAGACGGCACTCCAATGTGGTATTGCACTTATAAATTTGGATTTGATTATTATGCAATTGTAGATAAAGATGAAAAGATTAAGAAATCAGCTTTTACTAAAAAAGAGTTGCAGAAAATCAAATTAGCAGAAGGAGAGAAGATAGTAAAAAATAAATACGATGGATGTCCTTGTTTTAAACCAAAACCAGTTGAAGACACAGACGATTTCGACCTTGACAAGTTCTAAGTTCTTGCTAAGGTTTATGGAGAATGCTGCCATTGTTCAAGTCACACTTTAGTATAGGAAAATCTATACTAACTTTAGATGATCCCAAAAAAGTTACTGAAGGAGGATCAGATAGCGTATTTAAAATCGCGAAAGATAACGGTCTAAAACAAATCATTTTAGTCGAAGACTCATTGATTGGATTCTTTGAAGCGTACAAGCGCAGCAAAGAAATGGGTATTCAATTAATATTTGGCCTAAGACTTTCAATGAGAAACTCTGCTCTTCCAGAAGATGAAGGCAGTCAACATAAAGTAATTATATTTGCTAAGGATGATATTGGGTGCAAGCTACTCAATAAAATCTATTCAAAAGCCTTTTGTGCTAATTCTGGATTTCTAAGTTATAGCGACCTGAAGGAGTTGTGGAATGAAACGTCTCTCAAGCTCGCTATTCCATTTTATGATTCATTTATTTATATAAATAATCTGTCTTTTGGAAACGCTATTCCTGATCTTTCTTTCACTAAAGCTACTTTGTTTTACGAAGACAATGCTTTGGCTTTAGATTATATACTTCAAGAGAAGGTAAAAGAATTCTCCATTAATAATGACATGCCAATGGTTAAAGTTCGCAGTATTTATTACAATAAGAAATCCGATGTCAAAGCTTTTATGGCATACAAGATAATTTGTAATCGATCTTTCGGCAAAGATCGTTCACTAGAAAAACCAGAGTTGCCTCATTTTTGCAGCGATAAATTTAGCTTCGAAGCTTGGAAGGAAGAAAATGCTACGATTTAATAAAGAACAAAAATATATTTGTTTCGATTTTGAAACCTGTCATCTAAATCTGCTTGATGATAGCAACAAGCCTTGGCAATTAAGCTATCTTATCGCTAAAGGTAGCAATATAATCAAAGAAGTAGACAATCATATCTATTGGCCTGATCTAAAGCTTTCGGAAGGCGCAAAGCTTGTTACTCATTTTGATGAGCGTAAATATCATTCATTAGCCGCCGATCCAAAAGAAGTTCTGGAGGCTTTTGAGGATTATATTTATAATGATGAGTATCTTATTATTGGACAAAATCTATTGGGCTTTGATGTGTACGTTCATAATACATATAGAAGACTAATGGGTAAAAAAAGCGACTTCTCTTATGTTAAGAGAATTATAGATACAAACTGTATGGCTAAAGCTATTAAAAAGAATCTCAAACCTCAAAGAGATTCTGATTTTACTTTTTGGCAGTATAGATTAAATGATTTCCGCGAAAAGGGATTAAAGACAAGTATTAAAACCCAGTTGAAAGAATATAAGATTGACTTCGATGAGAATATGCTTCACAATTCCATGTACGACGTTCAGATGAATTTTAAGATTTTTCAGAAGCAGCTTTGGCAAATTGAAATATGAATTTTTTACAAGATATTAAACCTTACGACAACGCTATGCTTCCCGGCGTTCGTTTGCCTCAAATCTCTATTGAAGGCAAATATTATGATTTGCTGAAGATTCCTATTTCTTCAGACAATTTTACTTTTCTAAAGACGCTTTGTTATCGCAGTTTAAATAATTTGGGATTAAACAATAATCAATATATAGAGCGTTTGGAGATGGAGTTGGATATCTTCAAAGAACTTGACTTCGTTGATTATGTACTTCTCAACTGGGATATTCTTAATTTCTGCCATGAGAATAATATTCCCACTGGTGCTGGTCGTGGTAGTGCTGCGGGTTCTTTGGTTCTGTTTGTTGTGGGTGTTACGAAAGTTGATCCCATAAAATACGAACTCTTCTTTGAGCGTTTCGTCAGTCGTTCCCGCGCTAAGAAGATCGTTAAAGACGACATTACTTATCTTGATGGCTCGCTTCTTCCTGACGTAGATAACGATATCAGCTATGACAGACGCGCAGAAGTAATTAAGTATATTGAGCAAAAACATCTAGGCAAAACATCGAAGATCTTAACTCTCAATACTCTTTCTAGTAAGCTTTGTATTAAAGAGTGCGGAAAGATTGTTGGTGCTTTATCTGAAACAGATGTTAATGAAGTTAGCGACAATATTCCCAAACTATTTGGACGGGTTTTTGATTTAGAAGAAGCGTATAAAGCTAATGATAAATTCAAAGCTTGGGTTGATCAAAATAAATTCGTATTTGAAATAGCTAAGAAGATTGAAGGGCTGAATAAGAATACTGGCGTTCATCCTTCTGGTATTGCTATTTCTTATTATAAGATCGAAGAAGTTTGCCCAGTTCAAAAGACTTCTGACGGTGATTTAGTTAGCGGCTATGATATGAATTATGTAGCCGAACTAATGGTTAAGTTCGATGTTCTTGGCTTAAGAACTTTGACTGTAGTCAGCGAAGTTTGTAAGAGACTGAATATTGAAATGACTTCTATTGATCCAGAAGATCCTTTCATTTATGAAAGCTTTCAGAATCTTCGTACTCCACAAGGTCTATTCCAGATTGAAGCGGAAACCAACTTTAAGGTATGCCGTAAAGTTAAGCCCAAGTCTCTTGAACAGCTTAGCGCGGTAGTTGCTATTGCTCGTCCCGGTGCATTGGACTTCGCTGATCAGTATGCTACATATTCAGCTTCAGGAGTATTCCAGCTTGTTCACGATTTCTTTAAAGAGGAGCTTTCATATACTGGTGGTATTCCTCTTTATCAAGAG